GCCTACCACTCCTGCCTGCAGAACGATGCCGCCCATATGGAAATGCACTATGAGGATAACAAGACCATCCACTATCTGTCGAACCGCTTCCTGGCAGAAAGTGAAACGAACCGCGGCACCTCCCACGAGTTGCAGCAAACGATGCGCACCTCCCAGTTTACGGCAAAGAATTTCTTCAGCCTTATCCGCAATGGAGAGAAAAGCACATGGAAGTTCAATTCTGCCACACAGTATGCCTATCTACCCTCCTCCTTGTCACTACACGACGGGAAAGACAAATTCATCCAGCACAGCCTTTACAACGACAATAAGGCCAGCCACCTAAGAAAACACAACGGTTTCACCCGGCAATACACCGCCGGTATAAAGGGCGAATGGGCATCGGTAAAGCACCATTCCACCCGGATGGAAACATTTGGCGCATCCAGTTTTTCTCCCTACCTCTCCCCCTACTTCCAGTTGGAGCAAGGCAAGTGGCAGGGAAGTCTGTCACTCCCTCTCAGCTATAAGCGCTACTTCTCGCAACAGCGCTCTTTTCTCTTTTTCAATCCGTCGCTCTATCTGCGCTATCAGCCGGACTACCATTGGAAAATTTCCCTCTACGGCAGTTTACACCGCTCAGCAGGAGATGTCACAGACCTCTGCCCTTTTACCTATCGGACAGACTACCGTACCTGGAAAAACACTGACGGCCTCTTCCCCGTCAGTACACGCCAACAATACAACCTTTATGGAGAATACAAGAATACCGTGCAGGAATTTTTCGCCACCGCCACTTTGTCCTACCGGCATGTACACTACAACACCTTGAATGAACAGAGTATCTCTGAAAACCGCATTGTCCACACCCTTCGCCTACATTCCAACAGTACACAAAGTTGGTTCCTGCTCAGCACTCTCTCCAAGGGATTTTTCGACTGGAATCTGAAAACCTCACTTGACTTACAACTGAGCCGCAATACCGGCTGGCAGTTGACACGGGTTTCAGATACAGACGCCCTCACTCCACAAACGGAAACAGCCGGAAACGGCCCGCCTCAAAAATACCGTTATGACTATCTTAAGATGGAACCCAAACTGATATGGTCGCCCGCCGAAGCTTTCGAAGCCGAATATCATGCCACAATCAACTATGGCGGCAGTAAAATAGGGAACGACACGCACCTTGCTCCTCTACTGGACTTCGTACAGCGTATGCACCTCACATTCAGCATCGGACACGTCGACCTCTGCCTTTCCGGAGAACATTACCGGAACGATTTAAACAGCGATACGCATCTCAACACACTGTTTGTAGACGCATCACTCATTTATAAGACAAGGAAATGGAGAGTGGAAGCCAGCCTCAGCAATCTGTTCAACAAGAAAGAGTATGCCTATACTACCTACTCGGCCACACAAAGCTATACTTCACGGTTGAATATCCGTCCACGGGAGGTTATGGTGACTGCCGGTTATCAGTTCTAAAGACTGTCATCTACAACAATGTCCGTATTCCGGCATAAACCAGCATCCCCGCTATCGTCAGCAACCCTATAAGGGGGGTAAATCACTTTGTATGTAAAGCATGTGGGAGTTAAATGATGCTGAAATGCCGATGAATAAAAGGTTTGAGGCTATTTGAGTAGTGTGTGCTGAAACAAATCGAATTGTTACATTGTGCGATACAGATATTACATTTGAATAGGGTATGAAAACACTTTAAACGGTCAAATGTTACATGGATATAAAATGAGGGCTGAATTGACGCTTTTTGAGGCGCGATTCAGCCCTTTTCCCGTGTGGAGTGTTTAGGTCATTCTTGGGTACAACGAATGAGGTGAGACTGCTTGATAATGGCTCTACGGGTTATCTTAACGCTGCCATCAGTGAGACCGGCATGAAGTAGCGAGCTCTTTTTGATACCTATTTGAGCGTCATTTAGGACGGTATAAATGGCGCTGATACTGCCGAAATAATAGTCCTTTTTCTCGAAAATGAGATGTACGTGAATTATCTTAGTCATAAATTCATTATTTAGAAGTTTATTTCTACAAAGATATTCTAAATAACAAATATATAGAAGTGTTTAGTGAAAAAATATATACTATTTAGAATGTTTAGAGAGATATGGTTTTGGAGATAACGTTAAGAAAGGAACAGAAAAAAATGATACTGGTGAATAGTATTTAATGAAGTGTTAAAAACAGAGTTGGAGATACTTTTGGAGTTACTGTTGGAGTTACTTTTTAAAACCCATTTTTTGTTTTTTACAAAAGTTGGAGTTACTTTTTTAACAATTAGAAAAGGAGGTATTTTATATGATGTTTCCTTTTAGGTTATGTTTTTAGGCGTTTAAATAAATATTTATAGGGGGATAGTATAGCGTTTTTAGCAAGTAGTATAATTGCACTAATCATATAAACAGTTGATTCATAATAGGTATTTATGGAATAAGTGCTATTTTAGCGCAATAAACGTGCGCGCGTCGCAAATAATTGGCAGTATAGCTCAGTTGGTAGAGCACAGGTGCGCATACGTGATGATACATGTATGCAGGTCTTTTGTTACAAGTTCGACTCTTGTTGCTGCCGCAATGGTTTTTGAAGGTGTGAAGAACGCTCCCGGCATTCAGGGCTCCGACTGAGGGATAAAGCGTGCGGAGATTAAGGTAATTAATTAGTTGTTTGATGGAAACGCTCCCGGTGATTGTGCCGGGAGCATTATGGCAATAATTATGGCAAAGAGAATAGTAGTTGCATTTGACATTATTGATGAAAATGATAATAGCATTATAGGGAAAAGCCTTAATGCAGTTACTACGCCTTTGCAGGTTGACAATATAACAAGTGATGATATTATAAATGTTGAATTGGAATTACAAGAATTCCTATTTAACGCTCGGGTAAACGAGTATATAGGTCACATGTTTCACCGATTGAAGGCTCTACGTCCAGAGGAACTCGATAGTAATAAGTGGTCAGTATCGCCTCTGCGGCCTTTTTCGTATCTAATGAGTCACATTGAATTTCCGCATTAGTGCAATACTTTCCTACGAAGGGGTCTTTGACAATACCTTGTATTACTTCTATTTTGTCTGAACTCTGTTCCCTCAAAGCATTTATATGTCTCCAGAACTCAGCGTTTTTTCTTCTTGCTTTTCTGTGGGACTCATCCGTGAACGCGACATCCATAAACTCGTATAATAGTTTTTCTTTCTCGTTCATTGCTCTATTCATTTTATCGTTATTTAAAAGAACTTGCGGATGCTACCTTACTTTACATTGATAGCACGCAATAATTGTTGCATTTGGCTTTTGATTACATCCATATCATCTTCCAGCTGATTAACCTTATCATAATATGTTTCATTCAGATTCGGCATTTTAGCACTGAAGTACCATTCCGCATGGAGTATGGTGTTTATCTCCTGAGCTTCCAAATTAAAATTGGGGTAATTGATTTTATCTACATTATCTGACATGCAAACAAGGAACCCATGTTGACGAAATCGGTTCTTGATGCGTTTGATATATGAACGCCCATCAGTGTCACTAATGACGTAGATGTGTTGGTCGGGCATGTCCTGCCATTCAGAACGGTCGAGTAACCTCACGATAACGTAGGAGCTATCCAATAATGTAGGTGACATACTTTCTCCTTTGATGCGGACGCAGAAGTATTTCTCACTATTACGCACCATGGATGAAGGCATTTTTATGGTATCTACTACTTCCAAATAATCGGGGTTATCGTAGCCACAGCAGCCTGCTGCAACAGAGATGTCCACCAGTGGGATTGAAACAAAATCATCATTATTGAATGAATTAATAGACTTAGAGCTTGGGGCATTAACAGTAGTAGGCATAGTTCCATTACGCAACATGCTCCCCTCACCAGTGAGAAGCCATAGGGGATTTATATCTCGAAAATAGTCGATAATTTTAAGGATCATACCTTCGCCCATGTCTGCATTTCGCTTTTTTTGTGCACTGAGATAGCCATTGGATAGGCCAATTTCCTTCTCTATAGCTGTTGGTTTTAGACTTTTTTCGGCTAAATACTCATAAAATCTATCAATTGCCTTCATTTTGTAGAAAATAATCGGTTAATAATTTGCGCAAATCGAAAATAGTCGATAGCTTTGCACCGTGTTCAAGCAGAACAGCCCCAAAGATAAGAATTATTTTAATCAGAATTTAGATATGGAGAACAAAATCAGAAAGAAGATTGAACTGAGTGCTTCAGGCAAAGAGAAACTTGCCCGGATGTTCAATGTAACACACCGCAGTGTGTGTTATGCGCTTGACTTCAAACGTAACAGTGTACAAGCCGCAAAAATTAGGGAAGCTGCCCTAATCAATGGTGGTAAGTTGGTGGAGATTATTGATGTGACGGACTCTGCCAAGCGTACGGTGAAGGTGTTGGACTCTCATGGGAATGTGAAAGCAGTGATAGCTAATGATACGGTAACTTTATAATGGTATGGATATGCAAGAGAAAAAACAACAGCAGAATGCAAACCATTTCAGTTCGCATTCTTTTGCCGCAAGTCATCTGATACCCCTTGATAGCTTGCCCCTGTCACACAGAGAGTTTTACTTTTCCCATTGTGGCGTTCCACATACGGATAAGAAAGAGGACGGCAAAACTCTTCGGGGAAAGGAACTTCCTTCAGATGTTTTTGCAAGATGCGGGCTACGCTGAAACTGTTGCCTAAAGCTACGGATGAATGTGAGAACAGCTTGTCGATGAGCAACCGGAAATCCTTTATCGGTATTTCTGTCCGTTCAAAAGCACGGAAGCAGAAAATGTCCATACAGAATTCAGATTTCGTTTCGGAGTGTTCTTCTTCAGGAACGGGGAATCCGGAAAAATCCTCAACGATGGCATATTCCAGTTTCAGCGTGATGGCGATGGAGGTCAGCAACTCGTGGACAAAGATTCGGCAAAAAGGTATTTCCCCGGCATCTTTATAGACGATGCCGCAATTTACCCGCCATTGATTCTTTTTTAGACTCATAATGGTTGAATTAAGAGTTAGTATTAGTTAGACAGCTACAAATGTAGCGAAACTATCCCGGTTCGGGATGAATAGGGATAGATTTTTCAATTGAAATCAAAGAAAAAAGATATGAATAGAAAATTGACAGATAAAGAAGCGGCTTTCCTGCTTGAGCTGCGGGATCTGATGGCGAAGCATAACGCCATCGTATTTGCCGAGGACGGCCGTGTATGTTTCGACGTGGAATATTCCGATGTGGATGACCCGGTGGAACCGGTCATGCTGCCGGAGGGACTCACGGTATATTACGAAATTGATGAATTCATAGAACAAAACTCTTAACCTTTACAAGACATGAAAACCTGGAGAACAATTCAGAAGATTGCCGTAGCCATGGGCATGACCTATGGCATGTGGCTGGGAACCAATGTTGACGCAACGGATGCGGACAGCCGCAATGCGTTTGTAATCATCGTATTATCGGTCATCGTGGCGATATCGCTTTGTATGCCGGATAAGACGGATATCGAAACAGCTTAGGAACAGCTTGTTCGGCAAGTCCGGAATTTCCCTTGCCATGCGGAAGTGGCCGGCTCCCCGGTTCGATGCCGGGGCTTGCACAATGTTGAAAAGTATAAAGTTTCTGATTATGGAAATGTACGGTAAAATAAGGTGTGTCACCCATGCAGAGCTTGTCGGAGGTGGTATTATCAGCGAATCTAACCTAAAGAAGAAGGTCAGTGCCAAGCTGATTATGCAAGTTCAGCTTGGGGGGAATGGGAGAAAGGCTCTTTATGACTATCTCAGCCTTCCAGTTCCCCTTCGCCGGGATTATGACAGACTTTATCCCAATGCTTTGGAAGAAATGAAAGAACAATTAATGAGTAATATTATCCGCAGTGACAGCAAGGCCGTGGAATTCTATAGGACCTACCAACCCGCCATTTCTCTGGAACGCCAGGCCGAATATGTGCTGAATGCCGAGGTGATGAACGAGCTGGTCCGTGTGGAGAAAGAGACCGGAGCCTTGCATAGCAAGTGCGGTTACAGCCGCAAGTCCATCGTGTGGGAAACGGTGCAAGGTACATGTGAGAAGCTTCGTGAACACTATGGACACACACTGCCCAAGACCCGTCTCCGCGAAAAATTCAACGCTTATAAAAAGATCGGCTACGCCGCCCTTGTCAACAAGAACACGGGCAACCAGGCGGCACGCGTGGTGGTTCCCGAAGTGGCGCGGCTGTTGCTGAAGCTCCGCCGCAGCATCGTTCCCCGCTATACGGAGGCGCAGATTTTCGACGAATACAACCGCCAGGCGGTGGAGCGCGGCCTGAACATCATCAAGTCGCCCACCACCGTGAAGAACTATCTCAACGACCCTGCCGTGATGCCTATGTGGTATGCGGCGGTACATGGCATGCAGAAATGGAAAGCCAAGTACACCAGTCTGATGAAGACCAGCCTCCCGCAGATGCGCGATGCCTTGTGGTATGGCGACGGTACCAAGTTGAACCTCTACTACAGGAATGAACAGGGCAAGATGTGCACCACCGGCGTATATGAAGTGATGGATGCCTATAGCGAGACCCTGCTTGGATATGACATCGCCCCGAACGAGAATTTCGACTGCCAGTATCGTGCCTACCGCATGGCCGTGGAAGTTTCCGGCAGCCGTCCCTACGAGATAGTGACCGACAACCAGGGAGGACACAAGAAAGGCGACGCCGCGGGATTCTTCCAACGCCTTACGGTACTCCACCGTCCCACGATGCCCTATAACGGACAGTCCAAGACCATAGAGAATGCCTTCTACCGTTTCCAGGCACAAGTCCTTCATGCCATCTGGCATTTCACGGGACAGAACGTGAACGCCAAGAAACTGAACAGCAAGCCCAACCTGGAATTCATAGAGGAGAACGCCTACGCACTTCCCACGCTCGAGGAACTGAAAACAATCTATAAGGAATGCCGTGACAGATGGAACAATGAGGAAAAGCACTTCGCCACCGGTATTCCACACATGGAGATGTACCGCATGAGCGGGAATCCCGAGGCCCAACCCGTTACGGAGGTTGACATGATGCGTATGTTCTGGCTGTGCCATCCCAAAGCCGTGACCTATACCAACTACGGACTTCAGTTTGAAATAGACAAACGGAAATACCACTATGACGTATATGCCGCCGACGGCCTGCGTGACGAGGCATGGGCGCTTCGCAATACCGGACGCGAGTTCACCGTGATGTATGATCCTATGGACATGACCCGCGTGGAGCTGTGGCGGAATACCGCCACCGGTGCCAAGTACAGTGCCACCGCCACTCCTAAGGTCACTGTCAGCCGCGCCACGCAGGAGCGCACACCGGAAGAGAGCAGCTTCATGCGGAAAACCATCGACCGGAACAAGGAGACCATGGCCGCCATCCAGCTGGAAGGCGAGCGTTTCGACCTTGACGAACGTATCGCAGCCGAGCTCTTCGGTCTTTCCACTCCCAAACCTAAGAACCTCAGCAAGAATAAGATGGACGGATACCGTGAAAGGCATGACCGTGGCGAGCTCCATATTCCTCTTTCCCTGCCGGAAAAACAGAAGCGGGAGGAGGCCGAAGCGGACACGGAAACCGATTACTCCACTATGGGGGAATATACCAAGGCACTCTCCAACATGACGTTGGACGAGCTGGCACTGGACAGATTTTAAACGGCAATCAATAACCAATTAAATACCATTCAAGAATGAAAGGACTAACCAAACAAGACAAGGATGCCATCCGCGACGCCCTGATGGCCTCCTGTGAGAACTTTCCCAGCCGCAACCGCGCCAGCGAGAGCCTGCAGGGTGTCAGTGCGGCTGTGGTGAGCCAGATTCTGAACACCAAGTACGAAAGCATCTCCGACGACATGTTCAGCCGCATAGCGGCGCAGATAGGTTTCAGCTTCGAGCATTGGACCATCTGCGAGAGTGAGAACTTCCGTCTCGCCACCTACGTGCTGGCCGACGCCCAGATGTACAAGAATGTCACCTGGATGGTGGGCGATGCCGGATGCGGCAAGACCACTGCCGCCATAGATTTCCGTCGCACACACCGCAACGTGTTCTATATCCTTTGCTCGGAAGATATGAAACGCAGCGATTTTGTGCGCGAGATAGCCAAGCAGGTGGGCGCGCCTACCGACAGCACCAGCAACCTGCGTGACATGCTGGACTATGCACTCGGTATGATCGGTTTTCTCCAGAACCCGTTGCTCATCTTCGATGAGGGGGACAAGCTGACGGACTGTGTATTGAATTACTTCATCAGCATCTACAACCGCCTGGAAGGACGCGCGGGTATCGTGTTCATGAGTACCGACTATATCAAGCGGCGTGTGGACAACGGGCTGAGATACAACAAGAAAGGCTACAAGGAAATTAACAGCCGCATCGGACGCAAGTTCTTCGACCTGAACGCCACCAGCCGCAATGACGTGTATGCCATCTGTCAGGCCAACGGGCTGACCGGTGAAGCCGAGATAAGACGTGTGCTGAAAGATGCTGAAACCAGTGACAATGACCTGCGCCGTGTGAAACGGGTGATACATGCGCAGAAGCGCCGTGCCGAGCAGCAGAAAGGAGGGGCAGAGTAATGAGTGAGACTTTTGAACGTAATGCCAAGGGGGTACGTGAGATGCTTTCCATGAAGTTTGACACACTGGACTTTGAGGGGGTGTGGCATGACGCTTTCGGCACCCCCGAGCGTCGGGGTGTCTGGTTTGTGTGGGGGAACTCCGGTAACGGAAAGACTTCATTTGTGATGCAGCTCTGCAAGTATCTCTGCCGTTTCGGCCGTGTGGCCTATAACAGTATGGAAGAAGGTGCCTGCCTCACCATGCAGGACACACTCCGCCGCTTTGGCATGATGGAGGTCAACCGTCGCTTTCTGCTTATCGACAATGAAAGCATCGAGCAGCTCAGCCTGCGTCTGAAACGTCAGAAATCACCAGATTTTGTGGTGATAGACAGTTTCCAATACACACAGATGACCTATCGGCAGTATATTGAATTCAAAGAACGCCACCGTAACAAGCTGATGATTTTTATCAGCCATGCCAGTGGCAGGCTGCCTACCGGACGCAGTGGCAAGAGCGTGATGTTTGACGCGTCTTTGAAAATCTACGTCGAGGGCTACCGGGCTTTCAGCAAGGGACGCTTCATCGGTCCGAAAGGCTACTATGACATCTGGCCGGAAGAGGCGGCAAGATATTGGGGAGAATGTAATATGTAATGAGCCATGAGAACGACTGCCAACAAACCTATCAGCGCCCAGCAGCTTAAAGCCCTGCACGCCACCTTCCACCGTATCGGCATGGATGACGAGGCCCGCCACGGCTGCATCTACGAGTTCACTTCCGGCCGTACGGAAAGCAGCCGGGAACTGACGATGCGTGAGGCGCGGCAGCTGCTGGAGCGGTTGAACCCGACGGACGACAAGGCACGGGCCATGCAGATGGCAGAAGCCAGGAATGTATTCCGGGACATCTACCGTCTTTCGTTCCAGATTCCCCAGCTGAACCAGGGGTTTACCAGCGACAGTGAGGAGGAATACCGCATGAACGTGGCGAAGCTGAACATCTGGGCACGTAAGTACAGCAAGGCGCATAAGGACATTACAAGCATGAGGCTTTGGGAGCTCCAGGCCACCAAGAAACAGCTGGAGGCGTGGATGCGCCGTGAGGAAAGGAAACTTAAAAAGGATTGATACAATGAGAAAGAAACAGGAAATAAAGAAAGGAATTACCATTCTCCGCATGAAAGGGGATAAAATCAGTCTGCTCCAGGCCGAGGTGCTGGAAAACGGGCATAATGAGAGTCAGGTGTTTGCCACCTACGTAGCTTCTGTTCCGGAGGAAGACAAGGACGAGACCGTGTTTTATGCCTGCCGTGACGCCGCCCGTTTTGCCGCAGGGCGATTATCGCTGGAAGAGCTGATACCCGATGCGGACAGATATCCGGTGACGGTTGACAGACCTGAGCCCAAAGAGCGCCAGTCAGTCAGTGTACGGGAGTTTGAGGCTCTGAAGCGTAAGGTCACGCAGTTGGAAGGCTTTGTGGAGGATTTGTTGAAAGAACGCCGCCAACGTGCCGAATACCAGAAATTGCCGGATACGAACCGTGCGGACTATATCGGCCAGAAAGATGCTACAGAGCTTATAGGATGTAGCCGTGAGACGCTGAATGCCTGGCAGCGTAAGGGTTACATTACCGGATACCGCAAAGCCGGACTGGTCTATTACAGCAGGAGTGAGCTTGCCGCCGCTCCGGTTGTGCAGAATTTTATCACAATAAAAAAGGGGAGGAGATGAGATGGTAGATAATAATAATCAATATATCCCAATGGTCCATATCGTAGACAGAAACAAACGCCGTGAACGGCTGGCGTCCCGTCTCGAAGTCTGTGCAGACCGTATCTGTGACCTGCAGGACCGGTTGATGGCGGGTATTACCGCCTTGAGACCTATCGAGTACGACCGCCTGCTGGACGAATACCGAGCGGAGCTGGTGCGTTACGACAACATCGACCGGGAACTCCGGCAATTGGAGGACCCTACGAAAACAGAAGAGTACAGGGCTTATTACCGCAATGCCAGCAAGCAGCAGAAAAATAAAATCAACTATTAAATTATTAACCCTATCAAAAGAGCAAGAATTATGGCAAGAACAAAGAAAACAGTAGTCAGCGGTATCAGCCGCGAGCAGGCAGAGCAGGCCTTCGCAGATTTTGCGGCGGCCGATGCCAAAGTACAGAACCTCACCTCGAAGATGGACCTTGAGATGACCCGTATCCGCGAGAAGTATGCGGACCAGCTGGCAGAACTGTCAGCCACGAAGGAAAAGAACTTCGACATCATGCAGGCATACGCCGTAGAAAACAAGGAAGAACTGTTCTCCAGGAAGAAAAGCCTGGAGAGCGCCCATGGCGTGTTCGGTTTCCGTACCGGCACACCGAAGCTGAAGAACCTGAAGGGGTTCACCTGGGCGGCAGTGACGAATTTATGCAAGGAGCTTTTGCCGCAGTATATCCGCACCAGTGAGGAGCTTGCCAAGGACAGACTGCTGGCTGACCGTGAGAATCCTGACGTGGTATCCTATTTCCCGAAGATCGGTGTGCAGGTGGTGCAGGAGGAGACCTTCTATGTGGAGCCTAAAAAGGAGAGCGATGCGGTTGAGCAGTGAGATGAGGGAGATACACCGCCGTTACCGGTACCGTCCCCGCGGGCGGTGCTGGGCTGTGTACCTTGACATCACCTACCGTCAGGGTGACAGCTTCCCTCCGAGGATATCCACTCTTGGCACCAAGGTGAATGAATATCCGACCAGGGAAGAGGCACGGCGCGAGGTGTACAGACTGAACGGCTGGAATTATGAAAGGAGAAAAAGAACTTAATACAGAACAGACCATGAGCAAGAAACAGAACGGGGTGCTGGTAACGGCACCCCACTTCGGAACGGGACGGGAGACCGTCGGAGAATTCCCGGGGTATTCCTGCGGCTATTGTCAGGGCAACGGCTATTTCCAGGGGGATATCACGGTAAAGGACACGGAGCTGGTCCCGTGCCCCAAGTGTGGCGGTACCGGCAAGGTGAAGGGCATCGTTACGGTGGACTGGGTACCGGACGGGGAAGTGAAACCCTGCCTCAAAGGGAATTCAAACAACATTTAATCACTGAAGTCCTATGCGTATTCCCGTGAAATACATCGTACAGATAGATAACTTCCATGTGGCGGATTTCATCTTCTACTGGAACTATTATGACCAGCCGTGTTCCCTGCTTCTGCAGAAGCCCAAAACGGAAGGGCTTACCGCCATCAAACTGGTGGTTGACAGTGACGAGACCGCCAGCTTTTTGCTCAGGGCGAAGGAGAAGACGGGATGCAGGCTATATCAGGTTGACTAACAATAAATCAAAGAAATGAAACAATTGATAGAAAAGGCCTTTGAGGAATCCTGGCTAAATGATTATTATCATGGAAATTATAAAGGTTTTGCACAAGTAGGTTTCCATTCAGGTATAGAATGGCTAAAAAGTATGTTCCCGATGATGTATTTTCCTCCTTGTATCATGCCGGAAGACTGTATGGAAAATACTGTGTCAGAGGGAGAGGAAACCATTGTCGCCACTACTGATGACTACATTATTTTTTATAAGCATAAGGGCTTTGATGTTGCATATCGGGAATATTGGAAGGGACGCCATAACAATAAGTGGAAATGGAAAGTGAGATATGGACGTTATGTGAATGATGACGAGATTCTTTGTTGGATGCGAGAATTATTTTAACTCAAAATGGAATGAAAATGGGCAGAAATATAAAGATGATAAGCCT